ATAAAAATAAATGGCTTAAGATAAAGACTATTGAGGTTATTTAATGTCTGATGGTATTGAAATTGAAGGTATGGAAGAGTTTACTTCTATGCTAGAGAATATGACTATTGATGAAGCTGATGAAAGAAACGCTGTAAGAAGAGGATTAGATATTGTTGATAAAAGCTTAGATGGACAAATACCAATAGGCAAAACTAAAAGATTATCTAAAAGAAAGAAAAGCGTTAAAAAGGAAGGTTTTGCTACAGTTGGAACAGTAAGATTAACGGCTTTTTATGATTTTATGAGGGAATTTGGTACAAGTCAATCTAAAGCTAATGCAGGCTTTTTTGATAGGGCAGTTAAAAGCAGTGAAGACGAGGCTTTAGCTGTTCTTACGAAAGAATTACTAGAAAAAGCAAGGTGATTTTATGTGAATATAAAAAAATACTTAAAACAAACTTTGGAAAATAAAGAAATAATTAATTTATTACCAGATGGCAAAGTATTTTTTCTTCATGCTGTAAATCCAGATAAAAAGTTATATCTTGAGTATGAAATAATTAATGAATATGGGACAGAGTATTCAGAAGGAAAAGAAGATTATACTACTTATGTAGTTCAAGTGGATATATTCAGCAAAGCAGATTATACGCAACTTGAAAATATAGTTAAAAAAATAATGATACAAAATGAATTTAATAGAGATACAGCAGCCGACCTGTACGAAAAGAGACAGGTCTATATCATAAAGCATTAAGATTCTCTATAAGTTTACCGACTAGTAAAGACTAGTCTTTTTTAATGCAAAAATAATTTAAAAAGGATGGGATAAATAATGGATGAGCAAGTAACACAAGTAGTGCCAGTGGTTGGATTTGAAAAATCTATGTAGCGCATGTTTTGCAAGATGATATAAATGGAATGAAGTTTGATACTCCTAGATATTTGCCAGGAGTTAAGGAACTGGGATTAAAGCCCAAAATCAATGTAGATGACTTTTATGCCGAAAATAAACTATGGTTAAGCGATTCTACACTTGCTAATGTAGATACTGAGTTAGATATAACAGATTTAGACAAGGAAAATGAAAATTATTGCATGGGCCATAAATTAGCTGAAGAAGGAGGCGTAATGTACCATGACGATGATAAAGCGCCTTCTTTGGCTATATTAGGGAAAGCAATAAAAGGAAATAGGAAAGCTAGATATATAGTTATATATAATGGAACTTTTAGTATAGGAGACGAATCTTATAAAGGAAAAGAGGGAAAATCAAATTTCCAAACAAAAAAAATGAAAGGATCAATTTGCTCCGCTGAAAAATAATGGATTATGGAAATGGAAAGTAGACGAAGAGGATGGAATGACAGATGAGAAATTCTTTAAGGAAGTAATAATACCAAAAGAAAAGGTTGAAACAACAGAAAATAAAGGGATTTAATCTACAAAGGGCGGTTGATTTAATTTAATCTGCTCTAAATTTTATTGATGAAAGGATTGGATAATATGTTAGATAAAATAAAGAAAATGAAGATAGGTAATAAAGAATATGGCTTTAAAATGACAAACAAAACTGTTTTGAAAATAGATGAGAAATATGAAAATTATGCACTTGTTATAAATGGGATAATGGAAGGAAAACAATTTTACAATAATGCAATTAAATTATTAACTTGTTGTTGCGTAGATCAAGAAATAAAAGAAGTTGATGGAAGAAAAAATAAAAATAACTAAAGAATTTACAATAGATGAATTAATAGAGAAATTAACACCAGAACAAATAAATACAGAATTAATTGACTTTGTATTAAATTTGTATTGGGATTACATAGGAGTAAATAAAACAGAAGAAACCCAAGTGAAAGAAGAAAATGAAGATAAAAGAAAAAAACTAAACAAACCAATCAAAGTATGAAATTGACTTTGATTGGTTGTTTTACGTAGCGCATACACATTTGAATTATACAAAAGAGGAGTTCTGGAATAGTACTTTTAAAGAAATAGTTAATATGTGGAACTTACATTGTAAATTTAACAGATGGGAAATCAAAAATGATAATGAAGAAAATAATCTTACAAATGATATAAGCTATAAAAAAGTAAATATAGAAGATATTCCATTCCTATAAGGCACTCTCTCGAGTGCCTTTTTTATATAAAGATTTAGAAAGGAGGTTAATAATGGCTAGTAATGTGGAAAAGCGAATAACTGCGAAAATGGTATTAGATAGTAGTGGATTTAATTCTAGCTTAAAAGGTGTAAATAGCGAACTTAGAAATGCTCAATCGCAGATGAAGTTAGCTAGTTCTGGTGTTCAAGCATTTGGGAAAAACAGTGAAAGGCTGAAATCTGTACAGGAAGCATTAAGCAAGCAAGTGGAATTACACTCTAAAAAAGTAGATATATACAGTAAAGCTATAGAAAAAACTAAATCTAAACTAGATGATAATATAAAAGTTAGAGATAAATTAAAAAAATCTTTAGATGATGCTAATAAAAAGTATGAAAATGCAGTAAAAACATATGGTAAAGAATCAGAAGAGGCTAAGAAAGCTAAAGCGGAAGTAGATAAACTAACAGAAGAACATAAAAAAGCTGAAAAGGCAGTAGAATCTAACGCAAAGAAAATACAACAATACGATACTAATCTAAATAAAGCACAATCTCAAATGACCAAAGCCCAAGGGGAACTAAAAAAAGTAACAGAAGAAACTAAATAAAACAAGAAAACAAATGGTACAAGCAGGTAAAAAACTAGAAGATCATTCTAAAAAACTAAAAGACACTGGGAAAAATATAACTGATGTAGGTAAAAGTATAACTACAAAAGTATCAGTACCTTTAGCTGGATTAGGAATAATAGCAGCAAAGACGACAGCAGATTATGATGATAGCATGAGCCAATTAAAGGCCATAACAAATTCTAGTGCAGAAGATATGAAAAAGATGAGTGACCAAGCCAAGGATTTGGGTGTAAAAACCAGGTATAGTGCTAAAGAGGCAGCAGATAGTATGGTAATGCTAGGACAAGCTGGATACAGAACAACAGAAATTATGAATACTATGCCAGCAGTGTTAAATTTGGCACAGGCGGGTGCTATTGATTTAACAGAAAGCACGGATGTATTAGTATCCTCTATGTCACAGTTTGGAATTAAAACAGAAAACGCAGCGCATGTAGCCGATGTATTAAGTCTTGGAGCCAATAAGGCCAATTTGGGAGTAAATGATATGGCTGAAGCACTAAAATATGCTGGTAGCATGGCCAATACCGCAGGTTGGAGTATAGAAGAAACTGCAAGTGCTATAGGGTTAATGAGTAATTATGGAATTAAGGGTAGCCAGGCAGGAACTGCATTAAGAGGTGCTATTTCTAGACTAGTTAAACCTTCCGAGGCTTCGGCAGAGAAAATGGAAGCGCTAGGAATTAAGGTGTTTGATAATAATGGCAAAATGAAAGCTTTAGGCGAGGTTATAGATGAGGTTAAAAAGGGAACCTCTAAATTAACAGAAAGAACAAAAAATGAATGCACTTGTAACTATCTTTGGACAGGAAGCTATAGCAGGGATTAATGCTCTTATGACTGAGGGCGGAGGTAGTATAAGAAAGTATGCAGATGAACTGAAAAAAGCCGATGGTAGTGCAGCAAAGCAGCTCAGACAATGGAAGATAATATGGGTGGTGCGTTTAGAAGTTTAAAATCTGCAATGGAAGGTGCAGCAATAAGCATTGGTAGTGCAGCAGCCCCAGCAATAAGAGAAATTACAGATAAAATAACAGAATTAACACGAAAATTCTCAGCATTAAGCCCAGAAACACAAAGAAATATTGTTAAATTTGGAGCATTTGCAATTGCTACTGGCCCTGTTATAGTAGGAATAGGGAAAATAGCAACTGGATTTGGAAGTATTTTAAGTGTTGGAAGTAAAGTGGCTGGAATAATGGGGAAGGTAACACTTGCTACAAAAGGAGTAGAAGTCGCAAGTGCCACGGCTGGAGCCACAATGGCAACAACAGGAACAAAAGCAGGATTATTAAGTACAGCATTTAGTGGAGTTAAAGGTGCTGGAGGTTTGGCAGCAGGGGGAGTTGCAAAATTAGCAGCAACTTTAGGAATATCTGTTCCTGTACTAGGTATTGCAGCGGCAGGAGTAGCAGCAGTAGGATTTGGGGCATATAAATTGCACCAAAATTTAAAACAAGATGCAGTTCCAGCCGTGGATTTGTTCGATAAAAAACTAAAAACAACAAAAACAACAGTAGATCAATATGGGCATAAAACAACTGTGGCAACGACTAAATTAGTTAATTTTACAAAAGAAACTAAAAAAGCGGTTGGAGCGTACATGGAAATAGATAAGAAAGCTAGTAGCGCTTTAACAAGCTTAGTAGTAAACTCGGATAAATTTACTAAGCAAGCTAAAGATAAAGTTATTAAAAATTTTAATGATATGAGTAAAAAATCTAGTAGCTTAAGCAATGAACAAAAAAACACTATGACAACTAATTTTAAAAAATTAGTTAATGACACAGGATTACTAACTAAAAAAAATAAAGATGAAATAATAAAACAATATACTGCAATGGTAAATGGCACTAAAGGACTTAGTAAAAAGCAGAAAGAGCAAACAATAAAAGAATTTACAGACACTTTAAACAAAAGCACTGCGATTACTAAACAACAATCTGCTAATTTACAACAATTATACAAAGATATGGGGGATAAAATTAAGGTTGGATTAGATAAAAAGAAGTCGGAAGAATTACAAAGCCAGCAAGAATTTTTTAGCAGAAGTAATGTTTTAACCACAACAGAGGAATCTAAAATATTACAAACAACTACAAAAAGCTGGGAAGATAAAAAAAAGACGATTGATGGATTGCAAAATCAAATTAATCAAATTATTCAACATGCAGCAAATAATCACAGACAAATAACAGAAGATGAAGCAAAAACGATAGACGGTCTACAAAAGCAAATGAAAGAAAATGCAGTTAAAACCCTATCTACTAGTGAAGTTGAACAAAAGGCGATATTGGAAAGGCTAAAAAGCTATAACGGGAGAATAACAGCAGAGCAGGCCTCTGATACAATTAAAAACGCAGAAAAGCAAAGACAAGGTGCAGTAGATAAAGCTAATAAGCAGTATGATGGAACTGTTAAACAAATAATTAGAATGCGAGATGAAAGTAAGGTTATAACAAAAGAGCAGGCCGATAAAATGTTAAAGGAAGCAGATAGGCAAAAGCAAGGATCTATTAGTAAGGCTAACGAGCTTAAGGATGGAGTTGTAAAGCAAATACAAAAAATGAACAGTGATACTCTTAAAGATATTGATACAGCGGACGGACACATAATGAGCAAATGGGAAAAATTAAAGAGTTGGTTTGCTAACAATCCCATCATAAGGTGGATTAAATCTAAAACTAGCGGAGACCCCGAACCACAAAAAAAATGGACAGGGGATAGATACTTTAGTGGAGGGCTTACTTATTTACATGATGCTCCAGGTAGAAATAGCAATTATGAACTTTACGACCTCCCAAGAGGAACTAGAATATTTAACCATGATGCAAGTCAAGATTTGGTTATGCAAACCGCTGAAAGTGTAGCAACAAAGGTAGCTAATAATGTATTAAAAGGATTTAATGGCAGTAATGGAATAAATGTAGTACAAAATATATATAGTCCAACTCCAAGTCCTTCAGAAGTAGCAAGACAAACTAAAAATAATTTAAGGGAACTAGCCTTAAGCTTTAAAAGTGAGGTGGTGATATGAATAAAAGAGAAAAAATTATATATGAGAATGAAAAAGGACAACGGATAGAATTTTCTATTTGGAGTCCTTTTTTCTTGCAAAATATAGATGGGATAAGCGGATTAAAAAATACTATTTATAGTAATAAAGGAATGGGACAAGATGGAAGTACTTGCGTAGGAAGTACCTTAGATGACAGAAATATAGTTATCCAAGGTGCAATTATAGATAATAAAGAAATTAATAGGGAAAAACTATTAAGTATAATAAACCCAAAATTACAGGCTAAATTAATTTATACAGATGGAAATATAAAAAAGTATGTAGAATGTATAGTGGAAACTGCACCAGTAATAACTAAAGAGAATAAACCTAAATTTCAAATAAGTTTTTTATGCAATAATCCATATTGGAAAGATTATATTGATAGTAAAGTTAATATAGCATTATGGAAAGGTGATTTCCATTTCCCTTTAGTAATTCCACAAGGAAAAGGCATTATAATGGGGCATAGGGAGCCTTCCTTGATAGTTAATGTGCTAAATAATGGACAAGTGGAAACTGGAATGATAATAGAATTTTTTGCAAGAGGTACTCTTAAAAATCCATCTTTATTTAATGTGAATACTAGAAAATTTATAAAAATAAATAAAGGAATGGTTGCAGGAGAAAAGTTTATAATAAACACTAATTATGGTAAGAAAAAAATATTACAAGAGCTTAATGGTGTTACTACAGATATATTAAATTATTTAGATATTGTAGGTGGAGGAGATACCTTCCTGCAACTAGCCGTTGGAGATAATCTTTTTAGATATAATGCAGATAGTAATCTGGATAATCTAGAGGTTAATATTTATTTTAGTCCGCAGTATTTGGGGTGTAGTTTATGGAGCTATATATATTTAATAGGGATTTGGAATTAAAAGGAATATTAGATACTTTTACCTCTCTAAGGTGGATTAGAAAATTTAATATAAGTGGAGAATTTGAATTGCACTGCTCTTTAGATTTTAAAACTTTAGAATTATTAAAAAGAGAAAATGTTATTTTTAAAAAGAATGATGTTGAAGCTGGTTATATAGAAACTAGGCAATTAAAAATAGGAGAAAATGCACAAGAATATTTGGAAGTTAAAGGGAAATTTTTAACCAATTATTTAGATAGGCGTATTAGTTGGGATAGAGTTAATTTTTCTGGAAAGACAGAGGAGTTAATGAGAAAATTAGTTTTAGAAAATGCTATAAATCCAACTAATCTAAATAGAAAAATTCCAAATTTGAATTTTAGGAGATTTAAAAGGATTTAATGAAGATATTAAATATCATAATTCTTTTGGAAATATAATAGAGTGTCTAGAAAATATAAGTAACACAAATAATTTAGGATATAGAAATTTACTAGATATAAGAAATAGAAAAATATTATTTGATGTATATAAAGGTGTTGATAGAACCATAAATAATGGCTCTATAGCACCTTGTATTTTTTCTAGAGATTTTGAAAATATCCTAGAGCAGGAATACTTTGATAGCTTAAATAACTATAGGAATACAACTTTAATTGCTGGAGCAGGGGAAGGTATAGACAGAAAACTAACATCTATAGAAGCAGAGCAAGGATTAGATAGATTTGAACTATATGTAGATGCAAGGGATATAACAGATAAAGAAGAAAAGAAAAAATAGTAGTAGATAAGGATGAAGAAGGAAATATTACTGGAGAACATGAAGAAACAGAGGAAGTTGAAATCTCTTGGGAAAGATATGAACCTTTATTATTACAGAGAGGGAAAGAAAAATTAGAAGAGTGTAAGGAAATACAAACCTTTGATAGTAAGATAAACGTATTAGGTAATAACAAATATAAAGTTGATTTTGATTTAGGAGACATAGTAACTGTAGTAGATAAGAATTGGGGAATAAGAATAGATACAAGAATAACAGAAATAGAAGAAGTATATGAGGAAAAAGGGTTAGAGGTTAATGTAGTGTTTGGAAATAACATTCCTACAATTATAGATAAAATTAAACAGGTAGTGAGGTGATAATATTATGATAAAAAGTTTTCCTTTTAATGCTGTTTATGATGCTAATGGCGTTCCAGATAGAGCATATTTGGCAGAAGATTTCGCTCGATACTTTGCTAAATTTATAGGAACTGGAGTATATCCTAATCCAGCAACGGGATTGCAAGTGGTTGCTATAGACAATAACATGCAGATAAGAATAAAAAAAGGTGATGGGTATATACTTGGCCGAGATTTTGAAAATACAGATGATTATATTATACAGTTAGATGTAGCAGATGGTGTGCTTAGTAGAATAGATAGAGTTGTATTAAGATTAGACTATCTTGATAGAAAAATCAAACCTATGTTAAAAAAAGGTAATTATGCAAGTAGTCCAGTTGCTAAAAGTCTACAACGTGATGCTGACGCTTACGAAATAGCTTTAGCAGATGTATATGTAAAGAATGGTGTTATAAGTATAATGCAAAGCAATATTACAGATTTAAGACTTAGCAAAGAGCTTTGTGGGATAGTACATGGTGTTATTCAGCAAGCTGATACTACAGAAATTTTCCGTCAATTTCAAGCATGGTTCAATGAGCAAAAAAATGTACATGAAGGGGACTTTGAAAAATGGGTAAATGAATTTAAAATTGCTACTGGTAAAAAATTTACTGATTGGGTTGATGATTTAAAAAATTCGCTAGACCCAAATGAAGATATTGCAGCAAAACTACAAATGCAAATATCGGAAAATAAGTTACAATTGGCTGATATTACGAAACAAATAGATAATATAAATTTAAGTGCAGATAAAGTTACATTAAATAGTTCTAATATAAAATCTAAAAATGTTAAAGGTGCTTTAGAGGAACTTTTTACATCTGCCAGTAATGGAAAAAACAAAATAGTTACTGCTATTACTGGCAAAGGTATAGTAGCAAATAATACTGATTCATTTGACACTTTATCAAATAAAATTAAACAAATTCCAACTTATGCTCCAGCTAATTTATTAATTGAGGTCAAACGTTCCTCTCCAATAACAATTCCTGATTATGATACAATAGGAAAAATAGCATTAGATGTTTATGGTAAGATATATTGTAAATCTACTAAAATATTATCAAAAATAGATGAAGATGGATATATATATTGGCAATATACACATGATAGAATTATAACATCCGTAACAGTCAAAAATGGTTATGTTTATATTGCAGATTGGGAAGGTAATCGTATAATTAAAATTAATTCATCATCTGGTGAGATAATATGGAATAATCGTTATTCTAGTAAATACGGTACAGAATCTATAGTAATAGATGATAATAATATTATTTATGCTGGGACTGACAATGGAAAAGTAATAAAAATAGATTCTACAGGTGAAGTTATTTGGACGTATGATAAACATAAAAGCCGTGTAGATGCAATAGCAATAGATAAAAATGGTTATATTTATAGTAGCGGTGGTAATAGGCTAATAAAACTATGTTCAATGGTGGTGAAGAATGGATACGTGATTTCGGTAGAAGTATAGCTTCAATAGCAATAGATAACAATGGTTATATTTATATTGGATTTATTAATTACGGTATTGCTAAAATAAATCCAGATAATGGAGAACAAATTTGGCATGTTGATCTTGGTCTTAATATAAGTGCAAATTCAATATTCGTAGATGATTATGTATACGTTGCAAGTTCCGATAAAATTATAAGAAAGATAAGTTTAGACGGTCTTCAAATATGGAAATATTATTGTGATTATAATCTTAGGTCAATAATAAAAAGATATAGCTATATATATATTGGACATGATAAAATTGTAAGAAAACTAACAGATGAAATATATGTGAAAAAATAGGAGTGGTTTAAAATGAAATTACTATGGATAGAAAAAATAACGCAAAATAAAGCTAGGGTTTATTCAATACACAACTTCCCAGAAATAGTTGAAGACAAAACAGGTGGAATAGTAGTAGATGATATTTTACCCAAACCACAATTAAAGGAAAGTGAATATGCAGTACATTATATAAACCCACAAACTAAGGAACAAAGTTACGAAATATGTATAAGAGAAAAAACACAAGAAGAAATTTCACAAGAAAAGCAACAAGCGTTAAATGCAAAATTACTTAAAGATAATGCAGAGATACAAATAGAATTAAATAAACAGAAAGAATTAAACTCATCTTTACTATTAAAAATAGCACAATTGGGAGGTAATGCAAATGCTTAGTTATATTAAAGAATATTTTTTAATGGGATTATACAAGGAGAAAGATTTAGATATATTCGTAACAGCTAAATGGATAACTGTACAGGAAAAAGAAAATATAATTAAAACACAATAGATAAATAAAGCGACACAAATAAATATTTTATAAGGGCAAAGTAGACACCACATAGGTGTTTTTATTTTGCCTATTTTTATAGAAGGAAGGTTAAAAAATGAAATGGGATAAAATATTAAGTACAATTATAGCAGGATTAGGAGCTTGTGCAAATTATTTCTTTGGAGGATTAGATATGGCATTAAAGACATTATTACTACTTATGGTCCTAGATTATATAAGTGGATTAATTTGCGCAGGCAAAGACAAAAGTTTAAGTTCCAGTGCAGGATTTAAGGGGTTGGCTAAAAAATAATAATACTTATAATTGTTGGGGTTGGTGTATCTGTAGATAATGTTACAGGAGCAAATGGAATAGTTAGGAGTATGGTTATATTTTTCTATGCAAGTATGGAAGGAATAAGTATATTAGAAAATGCAACTAGAGCAGGTGTGCCTGTACCAGATGGATTAAAAAATATGCTAATACAACTTAAAGAAGGAAATAAGAAGGAAATCAAAGAAGCAGGAATAAACCTGTTCTTTTTTTTAATTAAATTTATAGGAGGTAATTTTAATATGTTATTTAATATGTTATTTAATTTGAATCCAGGACACACATTAAGTGGTGGAGATGTAGGAACTAGAGGAATAAATGGATTAAAAGAAGAAGTATTAACAAGGCAATTAGTAGTAGAAATAGATAAGGAATTAAGAGGTAGAGGACATAGTACTAATATATGTAGAGTTGATTATGCATCAACATTACAGGAAGTTTAAATAAACAGGTAGCCTTATGTAATTCAGTAAATGCAGATTTAAATATTTGTATACATTTTAATACTACAGTAGGTGGTTATGGATCAGAGGTATATACTTATAGTGGTAAATATTTAGTAGAAGCAGATAGAGTATTAAAACAGTTAAATAATTTAGGATTTAGAAACAGAGGAATTAAAGACCAACCTTTAGCACTAACTAAAAGAACTAAAGCCAAAACAATTTATATAGAAGTATGTTTATAGATAGTTCTGGAGATATAGCTATACTTAATAAATATGGAATGAATGGAATTGCTAAAGCAATAGTAAATGGTGTTTTAGGTACATCTTCAAATGTAACACCAAGCAAACCATCTACTGATAATAATGAGTGGGTTAACTTAGATGGTAAAACAGGTACAATAAATACACCAAGTGGTGTAAATATTAGAGAAAAGAAATCTACATCTTCTAAAATATTAGGGCTTTACCTAATGGGGGAAAAGTACAATTATATCGCAAAGAAGGAGATTGGATACATATCTATTATCCACCACATGGGGTTATGTGTATGCTAAATATATAAGATATTAAATTTAAAAGGTAGTTCCTTAATTGCAACTACCTTTTATTTTTCCAACCTACTTTAATTTTAAAACCTATCTTACTCATTGCTATACCAGGGCTTAGGATAGGCTTTCTATATAAATTTTAAATTATCTCAATTGGTTGGAAAATTCTCTTTAGAACCTTGTAAAATCAATACTTCTATGTTATCCTTTAAAATAAGGAATGGCTATTTTGCTATGATTGAACATTAACATATGATGTATTTAAATGCGTTTGATACTCTAGTGCTAATTTCTAAACTCATGTTGAACAATAACATAAGATGTATTTAGATTGTCCATCTATGATGATTACAGCCCCAGTACCACAGATTGAACAATAATATTAAATGTATTTAAATTTATAATCGTCTGAAAATGTTTCTAAATCAATTTCAAATTGAACAATAACGCGAGATGTATTTAAATGATATATCAGTTATGCTATAGGAGTTACTGTTATACGTTGAACATTAACATGAGATGTATTTAAATATACAATATTATCCTATATCTGTATAGCTTAATTGCGTTGAACATTAACATGAGATGTATTTAAATATATGAATATTATGATATAAAGCTTAACAAATTTTGTTGAACATTAACATAAGATATATTTAAATATTACTACACCATCTGGAATATTTTCATCATTAATTGTTGAACATTAACATAGGATGTATTTAAATAAAGGTTCTCCACACTCTAAATCTTGCATAAGTTCGTTGAACATTAACATAAGATGTATTTAAATAAAATTTCATTCTTAGCACCCTTGCTGAGTTCTGGTTGAACATTAACATAAGATGTATTTAAATTTTTCTGTTCCATACATTTTTCTACTTTGAAATTTGTTGAACATTAACATAGATGTATTTAAATTATTTATCTACTTTATTACGTTCTACTAACCATTTTGTTGAACATTAACATAAGATGTATTTAAATCAAATTTTATCTATATGATTTAGATTAACTCTTTCAGGTTGAACAATAACATGAGATGTATTTAAATGTTGTAGTAATACTATAATCTGTACTTATAGATACAGTTGAACATTAACATAGGATGTATTTAAATAATAGTGGACGCAACATCCTTCCTTTTCTATTTTTCGTTGAACAATAACATAAGATGTATTATTAAAAATGGTAGTTGTAGCTTATGCTATAGCTATTATTTTTTTATTGCTTTATTGGGAAAATTATTATAAAATATATAAATATTTCATAAAAAGGTATTGATTCATTATACTATGCATAGTATAATATAAGTATAGTAATTGATAAGGAGGTGAGTAAGTGATAGAAAGTGTAGGAAAGTTAATAGCCTTAGCAATTTCAATACTAACAATCCGTCAACTGAGTTTGCAGAACAGCAAGACGGAGTTAGAAATCAAAAGCTAAGGCTAGAAATCAAAAAGGTTAAAAGAGGGGGATTAAACCCCTCAACCTTTCCTATATTATATCACAAATAGTATAATGAAAATACTAAAT